CAGCAGCGAGCCGTAGTAGCTCTGCGAGGTCTGGGAGATCGTCACCGCGCCCGGGTTGATGGCGCGGATCACGGTGTAGTTGGCGCCCGTGCCGTTCGGCGGCGCGTTGGCCGTGGTGCTGTTCAGCCAGCCCGACGTGCCAACGTTGTAGGTGCCGTCGGCCACCAGGATCAGGCCGTTAGCGCCGATCTGCGAGACGGCGTAGTCCACCGAGGCATAGGCCGTGCCAAGGCTGTTGCCATTGTTCGCATTGCTGCCGCTGGTGCTGACGTACTTGGTGCTGGAGTACGTCAACGCCGCGAAGGCGGAGCTATAGAGGCTGTCGAAGTAGGCGTCCTGCGCAGCGGAATCGTAGGCGCTACCGGACCCGGCCGTGATCGTCAGCCCGCCAGAAGCCGACACGGCGCCACTCATCGAGCGCGCCGAGATCGGACGAAGCAGGCGAAACCGGGTCATGGATCACGACAGTGTGAGGCTCAGCGTCAGGCCGCCAGGACAGGACACGGAGGTGGCGCCGCTCGGGATCACGTTGTTGGTGACGTTCAGGTCTGAACCCGACGTACCCACCGAACCGGAGATGATCGCCGTGCCCCCGGCGTTGGTCAGCCGGAAGTTGTCGATCGTGCCGGCGATTGGCGTGGTGTCGTCCGCGATGGTCGTCGACACGGCCACGGAAGGGTTCGCCGAGGTGCCGACGCCGAACGCGCCGCCCGAGGTCTGGAACAGCAGATCCGCCAGCGGCGTCGTGCTGGCGCGCAGCTGGAAGTCGCCGCCGGCCAGAAGCGCCGTGATGGCGTCGAGCGCCGCCTTCGGCGCGGAATTGTCAAAGGTCAGTGCCATGGAGGTTCTCCTGGGGCGTGGAAGGCTTGCCCTCGATGGGTGCCTCGGGTTGTGGAATCTTCTGCACCGGCAGCGCCGGATCGAGGATTTCCGTCGACCCGATCACGTTGCCGGCAGCGTCCTTGAAGACCAGCGTGCCACTGATCCCCACTTTCATCTTGACCTTCTCGGGGGTGAACATCACGCTTCCTCCACTTCGGCGCCGGAGATCAGCCCGTCCTCGCCGTAGTTGTACTTGAGCTTCTTCGTGCCGCCAGGCTGCTTGCCCTTGGCTTCGGTCATCGCGCCGGCCACGGCCTGCTTGACGATCTCGCGGATGAAGTCGCCCTGCTTGGTCTTGTCCTCGCGCGCCGCGATAGCCTGTTCCTTGCTGGCGTCGAGATCGGCCTGGAATTGGATCTTCTCGCGTTCGAAGTTCTGCGCGTCCTCGATCTGCTTCTGCTGCGCTTGCGCGGCCGCGTCCTGCATCTGGGTCAGCACCTCGTCCGAGGGCACCACGTCGTCGACCGGCAGTTCCATCGCGCTGGCCACCTCGCGCAGCAGCGCCGCGCGGTATTTGGCCGTGATGATCTGGCTGTCGATCGGGTTGGCCGTCATGCCCAGGAACTGCATGCGGCGCTGCTGCGCCGACTCGCGGATCAGGATCGCCGCGGCGCCACGCGGGATGACGATGTTGTCGCCCTTGATGCTCTCGTCCTTGTTGTAGAGCATCTCGTTGTTGAAGGTTACGTTGATCGTCGGGGCGATCACGTTCATGTCCACGTTGCCGATGGCGCGGCGCAGGCCCTTGGCCGCGTTGTTCATCAACATGCTCAGGCCCTGCGCCGTGTCGCCCGCGCCGGCGGCCACGCCGTTGCCGTAGGTGTAGCGCGGCACGCCGGTGGCGTCGTCAGCGCGCATCTCCCACTTTTCGTAGAGCAGCATCAGGCTGTTCGTGTTGTCGTTCGGCTGGAAGAAGCCGATGCCGGGGTTCACGCCCTGGGTGGGATCGCTCTTGAGTTGCCACAGCTTCCACGGGAAGATTTCCATGGTCTGCTCGCCATCCGCCAAGCGGTCGGCGTGCACCCAGACCATAGGACCCGAGGCCATGCTCATGTTGTTCGCCTGTGCACACGCAATGGCGTTGCACATCTGCTGCGGTGTGCTGGCCAGGTCCGGAATGCTGCGGCCCCAGAACGACCCGGGGATCTCGTCGTAGCACGCCTTGAAGTACGGGCGCATGCTCAACGGGTCCGGGTTCAGCCGCGCGTAGAGGACATAGCGGCCGCACAGCAGCACGTTGACCTCGTACTCGCGGGTCTCTTCCAGATCCTCGGCCACGCCCCACGACATGAGCTTCCAGCCGGGGACGCTACCCCAGTAGTTCAGCGCGTCGATGACGCCCGGCGGCGACAGCCACATGTAGAGCGTCTCTTGCTCCAGGCGCTGGCGCTCGGCCTCGGTCCACAGCCAGCCTTCCAGATGGCCGTTGTAGTAGTCGCGCAGGGCCTGGTCGATCTGGTCGTCCTGATAGCCCGGCACGCCCTTGAGGTCGTGCAGTTCCTCGCGACGGAAGCGCACGCGCTCGATGAAGTCGCCCTGCTGTGGCGAGCGCGACTGAGGCGCCGGGTAGGCGTCGAACGGGCTGACGCGCTCCCAGGTCGGCGCAGGGTCGTTGCGCACGATGGGTTTGAAGCCCTCACCCCATTCCAGCGTCTTGTGGCGGGCGTAGACCGGACCCTTGAGGATCGCGGCCGGGTAGGTCACGAAGTCCTCGACGAAGGCATCCATGGCCTTCTCGTAGTTGCCCTGCGCGAGCCGGTCGGCGATCTGCCGTTCCATGCGCTTGGCGCGCCGCTCGGCCGCCTTGGCGACTTCCTTCTCGGCCTCGTCGCGCAGCTTCTCGCCCAGTTCGCTGACGAGCGCACGGAACTCTTCCGGTGCCATCACGCCGCCGCCGGCCTGCGCCGTCTGCTGCATGATCTGCTGCGCCTGGTTGATGGCCTTGCCGACGATGCCCTTCTTGATCGGCATCGGCAAGTCGGCGATCGGCGTCGGCGCGACACCCCACGGCTGCTCGCCGGCGGGCAGCAAGATCTCACGGATCCAGGCCGACGCGGCGCGGCACTTCACCTCGGTGAGCGGCGCCCACACCATGTTCATGCCGCCCAGCACTTCCTGCATCTGCGCCTGCTGCGCGGCGCTGTAGACACCACGGCGGGCGCGGAGGTCGGCCAGTAGCTTGAGGTCGATCTTGACCTTGGCCAGCTTGTTGCGCATCCACGCCTGGCGCACGTGGCCGGCGAGTGCGGAGGCTGCCTGCCAGTGGTCATCCTCGTTGAAGAGGTCGGTGCCCTCGTCAGGCACGGTGGCGTCACGCTTCTGTACCTCGGCCAGCCCCAGCTGGCGCACCAGAGGGTTCACTCCGCTGGTTGTCTTCGGCGGCATCGCCGAGGCCAGCCCGCGCGATTGCGGCGCCATGGGTGCGATTGGGCCAAGACTCGGGACAGCCATGGGCCCGCATTATGCACGGCTTCCGCCATGCGGGACAAGCCTCTCTACCGTGACCAAATCACAGTGCGCCGCGGCACCGGCTTCACCCGGGCGATGGTCACCTTCCGGTCAATCAGGTCGGGCACGAAGGTCAGGGCCAGCGAGTCGGCCTTGTCAGGCGATTTACCCCCATTTTTCTTTAAATCCTTCTTACTTTGCAGCTGAATACGGAAGCGCGCGTCATAACCGTAGTCCAGGCTGATCAGCTGCTCGCCCAGGTCGTCGTCGTCCGGAATCTGGCCGTTTTCCAAGAACTCGCGCATCTTGCCCCAGCACTCGCTGCGCTGGTTGAAGTACTGCTTCTCGTCCTTGGCCGGCACACCCCACTGCACCGGAATCAGCGCCGGCAGGCCCTGCATGCGGCGCAGCGCCGAGTCAAGGTCGGCGCCGTTGCCGATCGCATCGTAGGCGATGCACGAGATCGGCCCTTCCTTGCGCACGATCTCGAAGATCCGGCTGGCCAGATCCACGCCGTCGAAGCCCGACAACGCGACTTGGAAGTGCACCTTGAGACCCTGGCGCAGCGTGATGACCGAGAAGTCGTCACCGAAGCGCGCCGGGTCGACGGCGAGGATCTTCGGGTGCGCCTGGTACATCGGCAGTTGCAGCCGCCGGCGGCGGGCCTGCCCGACGAGCTCGGGGCTGATGAAGTTGGCGTAGCCGGCGCGCGGGAACTCGCCCTTGACGCGCACGCGCACGAAGTCGCTGTCCTCACCGTATTCCTCGATCCATGCCTCGATCTGCTTCTTGTTGGTGAAGCTGACGGTGCGCGAGTCGACGCGGACGTAGGTGTTGCGCTTGCCCTGCGTGCAGTTCTTGAAGAACCGGCCGCTGGTCTTGGTCGGGTTGCCGTAGCGCAGCCACAGGATCTGCGTCTTCGCGTCGGTCAGCGCGCCCTCGGTCACGTCCCAGATCAGGTCGTCGATGGCCGAGGCCTCGTCGAAGATCAGCACGATCCGCTTGCCCTTGTTGTGCAGGCCGGCGAAGGCTTCGGTGTTGTGCTCGCTCCATGGCGTGAAGTCCGCGCGCCAGGTTTTGGAGTGGCCCGGGTCTTTCGACGCGATGCTGGTCGCGTTGATGTCGAACCAGTCGGCGGTGATCGAGAGCCGCGCCCACTTGCCGACTTCCGGACTGGTCTTCGTGCGGAGCTGGTTGTCGGTGTTGGCCGTGATCACCACCTTGCAGTCATCGCAGGTGCTCAAGGCCCAGTT